CATTAATCGTACGAGCTGATTCGAGACGAGATCGGACGCATCACTAAGATCTAGTGTTGCGAAGGAGTTATCAAGACTCCCCTCCAATGCAAGAGACTGGTTAGCCTCTTGATCTTGGAATCCGACAATGCGACCCATACGATGGTTGTCAACATCGTCGAAGACACATCGGTTTGCACCAATGTATCTATCGTTCTGGATTGCATCCACGAGTTTTTCGCTGATCCCCTGCTGCACGTATTGCATGCAGGTAGGTTCAATAGCGATAATTCGAGGTGTCTTGAGCGTCTTAGGGACTGAAATAACCCTAACAGGTCGTTCAGCCCCAGGTTCAAGCAAGTGCGAGTACGTGGCATCATATAGACGCCAGCTTGGAAATAAGTACTCCCCTTCAGGAAAGTACTTTTCCAAACGACTTGTCCATTCACGCTGATAGAATTTACCGTTTCCGATAAGTTTATCAGCGGTGCACCCTGGTCCGTGCTTTGGTACGATGTTTCCATCGAAGACCTCTCGTTCAACCGATGAAAGCACCGATGACCATAGTAGTTGCGACACACGAGAGAAATCAGAAACTTGTTCCTGAGTTCTTCGGGCGTCGGACTCCCGCACATGCTTTTCACTCTCAACGAAACGATCCATTGCCTCTCTCTCACGCTTTGGCGTGCATGGGAGATTGATCTTTGACATAAGAAGTGTAATCTGTCTTATGGCAAAGATTGCGTCAATAGATGGCTCGTTGAGCAACAGTCCGTCCTTCGAGTCGACTAGACCGAGGAAACCTCCTAAAAATAGGGGGAGACCTCCTCTTGCTCGGCGAAAGCCGAGAAAGAGTTGAGCGTCTACCTTCCCTTGCTCAAGACCTTTTTGGAGATCTTTAGCAAAGTTAGGTAAGGTGATCGTTAAAAACGAATCACCCTCCGCTTCGACCCTATCAGAGATAGTTTTAGCATCTCTGATGGTGCAAACGCCACACCATGTTCCCACATCTGTGAGAACATCCTGCACTAGTGACATCGGGCATTTCATGCCCCCCACCTTTCAAAAGGTAGGTGAGACATCCCTAGCTGTGGTTGTCCGACTTCTCTTGAAAGATCTCCTTTATAAAAGAAGCATCTTTCAGGAGCCGCAAAACGATCCATATAAGGATCGCCAGACCAGCCATCGTAATCGAGCCCGAGAATATGAGGAAACCCTCAAATAACTCAGGACTCGGCATAGTAACTCCTTACAGAGTTCACTTTTACGAAAGGCATTTAGCTTTCACCACCTAGCAATTGGGTGGTCTTAGCGCCAGAAGTAGCAGTAAGGAGGGCAAAAAGCCCATCACATACCTGCTTCGCTTCCACTACCGTAAACCCTGTAAGGGGACGGTCTACACGCACACTTGCACTCATAGAGTACAAGATGTTTTGCGCGGAGACCAACGGATTTGGGGCGATCTTCTGGAATTCAACGCGGATTGTATCTTGTATTCGCTTTCCTTGCGAATGTCCAATAAACAACCGAACAGTTCCGTCGTCTTTTGTAAAGACTCCGGAACTAGAACCGCTACTTGTACGCGGAAGCGTATAAGGAACGGCGTTGATAGTTACGGTCTGGGGGTCGGCGAAAGCCACAGCAAGTCTCCTAGCCAGGAAACACTGCCACCAAGTTGATGACAGCGGTTTGACGGTTGACCTAAGAGCTAACCTTTTGAGTTAGATTAGAGCAACCATCATCTGGACTGAACACTTTATAAATGTTCAGCCAGCCGCCAATCCCGGCTAATGCCGAGAGCAGCAAGAATGGCGATCTGTCTAGGGCTAAAACCCGTCCACGTCACGCCAAAACCGTAAGGAGAAGCCCTTCGTCTCATCTTAGACTTTGTAGAAAAAGTCTGAGTGATAACCCCAGTATTTCCGTAACCTTTTAGGGTTACACCGGGGTGCACATAGGTATCAGTAGTGTTCGTAGAACACATAATGTACCCGTGCCGAAGGACACAGTTGTCTTTACTAAGTGCTGAAACATTGGAAAGAATATTTCCAAAGTTAAAGAACCAGTCAGACAACCAGGACCAAGGTGCAAGGTTCCAAAGTACCTCAGGAGTAATCCTGAGGCCCAGGAGCTTTTCAGCTTCTGAGGCATACCTGATTATCTTATCCCTCGATTCATCGAGAGGAGGAAGATAATATTGGTAACTACCTGTGAACCAAACTCTACGCTCGGTTTCCCGAGTAAGAGTTCGCACCTTACTGGAGGATCCCACATACAACGTCCCATCCTGAGGAGGATAGGGCGGAGCCGAAGTTAAATTCGACGTCGTAGTGGTCTTCTCCAAGGGAAACTCGAAGTTGCGGCGAAGAAGTTTGCCGCTATTCGCTTCGTACTTCTCGAGCTCTATACGAGCACGAGAGACGACTTTACAAAGGCTAATAAGGTCGGAAACCAAAGGTTTCCAACCGAATTCCATGTTAAGATATTCACTCCCAAGGGATTTTCCCTTAGAAGCGAAACCTTTAGCACGGAACAAGGTGGACCCTATAAGAGAT